CGGTGAAAGGTGTCTGAGGTGAAGTGTCATAAAGTGAATGGGGAGGCCTTGTTATAAAATCTTAATGGCTTTTTAAGCCCCGCAGACCAGGAAATACTGGTACTACGGGGCTTTCGTCGCTTAAATGTTACTAGCGTGTTACTAATGCGTTACTAACGGTTCATTATTTGTGATTATGCCAACTTGCGCAGCTCCCTGGCCAAGTCGGTGACGGTGGGGTGGATATAGACCTGGGTCACGTCGCCCTTGATGGAGTGGCCCAACAGCCGCTTGATGGTGAGCTCTTCAACGCTGGCACGGGACAGACGGGTGGCAAATGTGTGCCGGCACCAGTGGGGAGTGGCGTCGGGACAGCCCAGCTCCTCCGCCAGCGGCCGGAACAGGAGGGCTCGATACTGCGCCGCGGTCGGCCGGCCCTCCTGGGCAATCCAGTCCCGGAGATAGCCGGCGATCTTGGTGTGGATCGGGATGATGCGGGTTCGGCCGGCATCCGTTTTAACGCCGCCCTGGAGGTATCCGCCTTCTTCCGGGTGATAGGAAAATGGTGTGAGGGAGAGCAGCTCGGAGACCCGCAGGCCGGTATAGCACATGATCAGGGCGCTGTCTGCCCCAGGATAGCCAGCGGCGGCCAGCTTCTCCAGGGCGGCCACCTGTAAGTCGCTGAAGGAGCCTCTTTTTACCTTGATGCCCACGGTGGGGACGTCCAGATAGGCGGAGTAATCCTTGCCTATGATGTCCCGCATCATGGCGTAGGCATTGAGCGCCCGGATCAGGAGGGCATCGTTGTTGATGCTGGACTGGGAGCGGCCCTCGTCCTCCCCCTCGTCCAGAATGGCCTGCCAGTCATCCAGGGTTATGGAACGCATCTTCTCGGTCTCATAGCGGGATAGCCGCTTATTCCAGGCTGCCTTGTGGGAGGTGACAGACGCGAGCCCTAAACGGGGGTACTCCCGCGCCGACCAGGCGGCATATACCTGGCCCACCGTCCAGGACAGCATATCCGCACGGGGAGCCTGCCCGGCAGTGGCCTTGCGGTTATACGCCTCCAGCGCCTCCTGGGCCTCCTGGAGCTTGGCGTGGTAGCTCAGCGCTACCTGGCGCACATAGCCGTCTTTATCCCGGGTGGAGATCTTCACGAGATAGGGCCGCCGGCGGTTGCCCGAGAGTTTCACGACAGAGCCGGTGCCGTTTGCACGTCGCATGAATAGGCCCCCTTATTTCTTGGCGTGACTGACAATCATCTCAGGTGTGGTGAGGCCCCAGGAGACCTGTAGGACGGCGCTCTGCTCCAGCGTGAGCTCCTGGCGGTAAACCCCGCACTCCACCAGGAGGCGGCAGGCAGAGGCGTCCACCGACGCAGAGACGCTGCCGCCGGGGCCGATACTGCCCAGGAGCTGCCCGTCCACATAGACGGAGACGCCGGTGCTGGCGAGTTCATTGTTGACCTGTATCACGGTGATTTTCATGGCGTTCACTCCTTGAGATAATACAAATGTTCGATTTTTGGCGTTTTGAGAGACCGGGGCCGTGGCCCCGGCTCGGTTTCTGTAGTTAAGTTTTGTATTATACATCTTCACCATCAAGAGGAGAGGGCGAATTATAACGCCAACAGAACCCCCCGGCATGCTTCTGCTTGCCATTAGCTGCATCTCGTATGCACTTGGTACTAACTCCGATTTCTTTTGCAGCAGATGCAACAGAATCGTATTCTTTTACGATTTCCCCGTTGTCTGTGCATTGTATGATAGAGCGGCCGAGCGGCTTCTTTTGCCTGGAGGCCGCTTCGGCAAGCCTTTTTTGACGTGCTTCAGCTTTCTTAGCCTTTTCTTCAGATATCCGTTGAAGTTCTTTCTCCCTATTATGTTTTGCAAGCAACAAAGCTGTAGCTCGACTTTTACGGTATTCAAAGCTATCTGCCACGGAACCTTGAAAATGCTGGATAGCTTCATCTAAGATTTGAATTTCTTTTTCATAGTCCTTGAGCTTACGATAGGCCATTGCATACGATTCGTAAATTGCTGGGCAGTCATATCCAGATTCTCTGGATCTGTCGAATAGCTGTAACGCCTTTTCAATGTTGCCGGATTTTCTTTCAGCATCGCCTTGAAACCAATATTGAAAGCCTTCATCGTTAAAGGAAAAATTGTCCTGCCTAAACAAAACAGGAGCTTTCTCGAAATGCGTTGGAGAGGGGAAAGGGTTGAAGGACTCTATCCAAGAGGCTAAATCCTCGGCGACATGATATAAAATCGAAGCAACCGCTTCACAATCAGAAAAAGAATCATGAAAGGATGTGGCAGGTCTATATCCTAAACATGTTGCAACAGTTTCTAATTTATAGTTGGGCATGGATAATAACTGCCGAGCCATTGCTAATACATCTACATATTGTCGGGAATTAAAATCCCCACAAAACGCTTGATTCAAAAATCGCAGATCAAAATTTACGTTGTAACCAACAATGAGAGAGTCTCCGACGAATGAAAGAAACTTCTTGCTGATATCTATAATAGTCGGCGCGGATGCTACCATTTTGTTAGTAATCCCATTTATCCGGGAGGCGGCAGGGGGTATAGCACACTGAGGATTGATGTAGGTGTTATAGAAATCGACCGGTGAACCTTGAGTGTCGTATTTGATTGCAGAAAGTTGAATAATCCTATCGCTAAATGGATTTAACCCCGTCGTTTCCACATCTAGTATTACATAAGGGGAAGAATAAGGGCATGATAATACAGATGAAGTTCGCACTATAGGAGACTTTTGGCGAAATAGGAAAGAAAAGAGTCCCATTTTCATCAACCTTTTAAGTGTCCGAATCGGACACATTCATAAGTATTGATCTACCGCAAGGTTGCCATGCTTATACCAGCAGATGGCCTTGCGGACAAGATCCTCAGTAACACCGAAACGCTCCGCGAGATCCCAGACTTCTGTGCAGCCTTCGTGCGCGGCGGCCTCTAGAGCGTCCAGGGGAAGGAACTGCTCGATTTCCCACTTGTCGGCCCGGTTCTCGTGCTTTTTCTTTACATCGCAGGCCGCCCAGCGGTTATAGAAGCTGTAGGTCATACAATGACCGACCTCGTGGCCCAGGGTGGTGAACTCGTCTGCTACAGTCTCGAATTTCCACGGGTCCAGCGCGATCGCACGCCGGTCAAGCGATGGAATGAAAATCGAGAAGGACTTGGCGAAGGGCATGGTGTACCAATCTACATCAATCCCCTGGTCCACGGCATAATCATAGAGCTCATAAAGATTCATTCCTGGTCTTTCTTTTTCCTCCACTGCTCGGCCTTGAATCTGGCGTATTCGTACACGTCATCCCACAGGGCGTCTCTCTCCTCGGGGCTCATATCCATGTCCCCGCCAATGAATGCCGCCATGATGGCATCACGATCTAGCTCATCCCCATTCTTCGGAGCGGGGGCGGGCTCTTTTTTTTCTCCAGTCAAAATATATTCAACTGGCATATCAATTACTTTTGCAATCTGGGGTAAATATTTTGTGTAGGACTTTGAGCGGCCTGTTTTCCAGGCGCTTACCGTTTTATCGGTTGTCCCCAGGGCCTGAGCAAATGCTTTTTGTTCAAGCCCCATTTCTTTAAGCCGATAAAAAATGCGCTCAAGATCTGGACTCACATGCACCCACCGTCCTTTTTGCTAAATCTTAGATATTTAGATTATGCGCTTTGCACAATCTTGAGCATTCTCGTAAAATAAGATTGACAATCTCGAAAAACGAGATTATGATTTAACCACAGGTAAACCAGAGGGCGCGGCAACGCCCGGGGAACGAGATCTAAGATTGAGACTCCTGCCCACGTTTGAACTCTATGAACGCAATAACCTCTTTCTGGCCTTCCGGGGTGAGGCTATTAAACTTAACCCATAAATCAGGAGGTGGAGTGGGGGCGGGCCTTTCTTTTTTGCCCGGGGGTGGCGAAGGTGCATCAGAATGGGCATATGTTCCGTCGAATTTGACGAATCTGGACTCGTGAGCGATTTCTAAAAGTCGGTCAAGAGCTTCATCGGATCTCTTGGGAGTTGGATCTCCTACTCCATCGACAAGCCAGTTCAAGTCGCAGTGAAGTATAGAAGCGATTAGAGGGAGTTTCTGAGTAAACGAACGAGATTTTCCTTTTTTCCAGTCGGTGATTGTTTGAGGGGAAACTCCGAGATTTTCTGAAAACTCTTTTTGCGAAATACATTCTGATTCCAACAAGGAAAAGAGACGATCTCGCATATCATCAAGTATTTTGTTGGAATCGTCCAATTTTAGCACCACCCAACATATAAAAATAAAAATTAGTAATAACGCCAATAAATCGGAAATTCTCTTACAATGTATTGACAATCAGAGAATATCTGATTATGCTTTAACCACAGGTAAACCAGAGGGCGCGGCAACGCCCCAGCAGACTGGGAAGGGGGTGCTCATATGCTCACAGAGGAAGCGAATATAGGAATTACACAGGAGGCTGTCACCTGTGCAGCCAGACATTTCGTTGCCGCTCATGAAAGTGCCGCAACTGAGATACCTGTCAAATTTGGTGATATCTGTGTGGGTTGTAGGTATGCGAAAACCTGCCTAGGCGACTGGTTAAGGGCGGCGGCCCCAATTTTTGAGGCCGCCCAAGTGTTTCCAACTTTGCTCCGAAATGATCAGTGACCAGCACCATGGAGCAGCGGGCATGCCCGGCCATCTGCGCCATTTCTACTACACCCATATTCCTGTGCATGGGAACAGGCATAGGCGATTACCTTGTCGCTGGGCGGCAGTCCGCCGCCGAGCTGGATACGCTCTACGGTCACGGTAATCATTTGCTGGCTGTTTGTTTCCGGACAAAGTCCAGACACTGTCTTTCGCATGTGAAACACCTCCTTTCTCCGCCCCAATATTACCATAGGGGTGGAGAGAGGACAAGGGCGCGGCAACGCCCGGGGCAATTCGGAAAGGGGGGATAGCATGCTGACGACCCTGCTAGGAGTAGCCGCAGTTGTATGCGCGATCGGCTGGCTGAAAAATCGGCTGGCTCTGTTGAGCATCCTGTACTACATCATGTGGGCGGAACTTCCAGAGCCTAGCGACGAGGAGATCAAATACTGCGCGAAAAAAGTAGCTCAAAGGGTTCTGCACATTAAAGACCGAAGTGAGCTTTAATCGGCGTTGTGCATTACACCAGAGGTTAAACCTATCATACCACATCAAACAGTCTCGAACAACACCAAATTTAGAGGGGGTGAAGTGATGAGAATCTGCGAGCTGATGGAGCAGAGGGGCATCCAGCGCATCCAGTTGGCCGACGCCATGGGAGTGTCGCCTTCTTGCATTACCAAATGGGTGAAGGGGACGGCGCTGCCGAGTGCCGACAAGCTGCCTCGGCTGGCCGCCATCCTGGAATGCAGCATTGACGCCCTCTACGGCCGTGAGCCGCCTGGGGGTGCAAACGGGGCGGCAAACTGAGAAAGGAGTTGCTTATGATCCGTACAGAGGAGGCCGTCTGACCTCATGCTTATATTGTACCCCCAGGGAGGAGTGATTACCATGCCGCAGGACAAGCGGAATATCTACAAAATCGCCCGCGAGGCGAAGGGATTGACCCAGGAAGCAGCCGCGGAAAAACTGGGGATCTCGGACAGCTCCATCCGGGCCTATGAGACCGGCCAGCGCATCCCGCCCCCGGAGGTGGTGGACCTGATGGTCATTGCCTACGACAGCCAGCTCCTGGGTATCCAGCACCTGCGGGCCAGCGCCGACATGGCGCGGAGCATCGTGCCGGATATCCGAGAGGTGCGGCTCCCGGAGGCCATCATGGAGCTGCTGGACCGGGTATATGGCTTTGTGGATGCCCACCGGGACCGGGAGCTGCTGCGCATCGGCAAGGACGGCATTATCGACGACCAGGAGCGCCCCATCTTCGACGCCATTGTGGAGGAGCTGGGCGACTTGGTGGAGGCCGCCATGGCCGTGCGCTACGCCAAACAGGGACATCTTGAGGAGGGAGTAAAGTGAAAAAGGCAACCAAGCAGCCGCTCACGGACGAGGAGATCATGGCGTATGACAACGTGCCGATTGATGTGGCGGCCCGATACATAGGCTGGTCGTCACCCACCATCTACCGCGCCCTGCGGGAAGAGCGGGCACCCTTCGGCTTTGCCGTTTGTAGCGAGGAGACAGGGACATGGACATACAACATCAGCCCCGGCCTCCTCGTGAAGTACAAGAGGGGAGACCTGCCCACCTACCGGCTCCGGGAGCTGGAGGAGGTCATGGTGCGCCACGTCCAGGAGGCGCTGGATCTGCGGCTGGCCGGAGTGTCGGCGCTCATGGGAAAGGTGCTGAGCGCATGAGCATGATACGGCTGGAGCTCAGCAATCGGGACTATAACACCATCGCGGAAGCCCTACTGGAAAGCGCCCTGGACTGGGAGCACGCCGCGGACGAGCTTGGGCGTCTGCACCAGTTTTGCGCCCGGACAGGGGACCCGGCCTACGGGGCCAAGCTGGCCCGGTTGGACCGGGAGCAGTGCCGCCATAGGCGTCTCGCCCGGCGCAGGCGGGCCGTACTGGCGCGCCTGAAAAAACAGAAGGAGGCAGAATTATGCTGATGGATCTGGATCATGAGACCGTGTCGGCGCTAGAGTCGGCGCTGATCGTGGCAGAGGACAGCAAGATGCGAGATGCCAAGGACTGGGCCAATATCGCCGAGTCCTTGGGAGCATCGGAACAGCGCCGGGCGGCGGATAATCTGGCGGAGTTTTGCCGGGGACAGGCTGACAGCTACCACAAGGCCCTGGATGCTTTGCAGCAGGCAAAAAAGAAAGGCCCCAGCCACTTGGACACAGTGACTAGAGCCTAACGTGAAGACACTCGTATTATAGCACACAATTTTGATTTGCACAAGGGGGTGGTGCGCCGAATGAACCAGGGAAACGAACAGCCGGGGTTTTGGGCTCTGATCCCCGCCTCAGTGCGGTACGACAAGGAGCTGCCGCCAAACGCCAAGCTGCTGTATGGCGAGGTGACTGCCCTGTCGGACAAGCTGGGATACTGCTACGCCCAGAACAGCTACTTTTCCGACCTCTTCGGGCTATCCGAGCGCAGCGTGACCCGCCTGCTGTCCACACTGGTGGACCGCGGCTATCTGCGGGTTGACGTGGTACGGGACACGGCCACGCAGGAGGTCCTAGAGCGGCGGATTTATGCCATCTACAACACTGAGGGGGCAGGGGCCCCCCCTCCTGACAAAAATGTCGGGACCCCTCCTGACAATTTTGTCACCACCCCTCCCGACAAAAATGTCGGAGAGATCAATACAAGATCTGATCGTATACCCCCTATAGTCCCCCAAGGGGGACCGCCCAAAAAGAAAAAGGCCAAGAGCGTCCCCGTCTGGAAGCCGGAGCGGTTTGAAAAGTTCTGGGCGTACTATCCCCGGCATGAAGACCGGGTGAGTGCCGTCCGAGAATGGGACAGGCTCAAGCCAGGGGACGAGTTGATCGACGCCATTGCCCGGGCGCTGCTGTGGCAGACCAAGGACCCGGATTGGCCGGTACCCTACGCCTGCCGTTACCTGCGCAACCAGCGGTGGACGGACGAGCCATCCAGACCCAGGGCGCAGGGCCGACCGGCAGCCCAGCAGATGACGGGCTGGCACATGGCGATCGTTGACGGAGAGGAGGTGCTGGTGCCAGATGAATCCGGCTGATCTGACCTGGGACCCGGCGGCGGAGCAGAGTGTGCTGGGCTCCATCCTGCTGTCCCCCGCCTGCCTGCCCACAGTAGAGCGGTCACTGCGGCCCGCCGACTTCCGCCTGGCCTCTGACCGGGCCGTCTATGAAGCCGTGCTGTCCCTGGAGCGGGCGGGCGGCTCTGTCGACCCAGTAACTGTCCTTGATCAGACTGCCAAGATGGGCGCGCCAGTATCCCGGGAGTATCTCTTCGGCTTGATGGAGCTGGCTGCCACGGCGGCCAACGTGGAGGAGCACGTCCGCATCGTCCGGGAAGATGTTCTCCGCTCCGGCCTGATGGAGCTGGCCGAGACCGTAAATAGCCGGGTGACCAACCGGACGCCGGTGGCGGAGGCGCTGGCCCAGGCCCGCCAGACGCTGGACAAGCTGGAGCGTCAGGGCAGCGCTGGGAGGCTGGCCACCCCGACGGACATCCTGACCGCCTTCTACCGTCAACGGGAGGCGGTGGAAAACGGGGACGGCAAGGCATACGTCTGCACCGGCTACATGGCCCTGGACAGTCTGCTGGGCGGCGGGATGATCAACAGCGGGCTCTATCTGCTGGCCGCCCGCCCAGGTATGGGGAAGACCACCTTGGCGCTGAATATCGCCGACCGTGTGGCCAAGGCCGACCCGGTGCTCTTTATCTCGCTGGAGATGGACAGCGATCAGTTAGCTGCCAAGCGCATCTCCCGACTGACCGGAATCCCGTCCGAGCGGCTGCTTATGCAGCCGTTGACCGATGCAGAGGCCGCCCAAACGGCCCAGGCTGCCAGCCAGCTCTCTACGCTCCCCCTGTATTCAAACGAGGCCCCCACCATGACGGTGGACGATATCGGCACGCTGGCCCGGAGCATCGGCGGCCTGCGGCTGGTGGTGGTGGACTATTTCGGCAAGATCGCGCCGCCGGCAGAGCTCCGGCGGGCAGGCCGGTATGAATACACCACAGAGATCTCGGGTGCCCTGAAGAACCTGGCCCGGGCTCTGAAAATTCCGGTGCTGGTGCTGTGCCAGCTTAACCGGGAGCTGGAAAGCCGTCAGGACAAGCACCCCCAGCTTTCCGACCTGCGGGACACGGGGGCGCTGGAGCAGGACGCCGACGGGGTAATCTTCCTCTACCGGGAAGACTACTACGCCGACCCAGGCACGGTAGACCCCAACGTGCCCTCCATGTTGGAGGTCAACCTGGCCAAGAACCGGCACGGTTCTGTGGGCCGGTGCAATATGGCTTTCTCTATGGCGTCCAGCCGGGTTACTGCGCTCGCCAACCGGCCGACGAAGGCCGAGGAAGGGCCGAAACAAATGACTTTGCGGAAATGGAGGCAGCCCTATGGGAAGCGGACGGCGGCTGGAGCTGATTGAGGCGGAGTGCCGCCGGCATGCCGCCCTGGCACGGGTGGACGCGACCCGCCGGGCCGAGCATGAGGAGGTGGCGGAGGCCCTGGCGTGGGCGCTTCGCTGTCTCGGGAAGGAGGAGCCCATATGCGTATCGGTGAGGCTTACACCTTTGTCCCCGCCGCCTTCGGCGCGGAAATTGGGGGCAAGGACACAAAAACCATCCCCCGGCGGGTGACCGGGCATATTGAGTACATCAACCGGGCCCACCGCTACTTCACCGTCCGGGTGGACACCGGGCGGGGAATCCTGCGGGAGAGCTTCAAATTCTAAACTGGAAGGACGATAAACGTGAAGACAATCGCCATTGTAAACCTGAAGGGCGGCGTCGGAAAGACCGTTACCGCCGTCAATGTGGCCGCCATCCTGGCCACCGAGTACGGACAGCGGGTGCTGCTCATTGACGCAGACCCCCAGGCAAACGCCACCCAGTCCCTGCTCCCGCCAGGGGAATATAACACCTTGGCCGGGCTGCTGACCATCCCGGACGTCTACTACGACGACCTGCTGTATCACAGCAGCATCCGGGGCCTGGACGTATTGCCGGCCGACGACGAGCTGCGCAACCTGGACGTGGATCTGCTCCAGGGGGAGCGGCCCAACCTGCGGGCCATCCGTGACCTGCGGGACGCGGTGGCGGAGGATGACGCCTACGACTGCATCGTGATTGACTGCCCACCCGCGCTGTCCCCAGCCTGCGAGGCGGCCATCGCCGCCTCTACCGACGTGGTCATCCCCATCAAAGTAGACGCTTACTCGGTCCGAGGCATGAATGAGCTGACAGCCCAGATTGACCGCCTGCGGAGCATCTACCCGGACGTGCATGTGGCGGGCTGCCTGCCCACAATGTGGTACCGCTCGGACACGGTGGAGCAGGGGGAGCGGCTGCTCCAGGAGCAGGCCCCGGTCCATGTCTTTGCCAGCCACATCCGGCGCAGCCCCAAGGTGGACGAGTCCACCTGGACGGGGGAGCC